AGGGGTTTGCACACCCTGTGGTAGTATTTGTAATGGCTTTGCAGGCTCTACGGCTTCTCTGGTCAGTTCATTGATGCGCATTTCATCTACGCTTTCTGCCTAGAGCAGCAGCTGGTGCTGGTTCTTCAGGCGGCATTTCTGCAGCAGGTTCTGCAACCGCACCAGCTTCAAGATCTCCAGCTGGCAAGCCTCCAGGCATTTGGCCTGCGGCAGCCATTGCATCTGGTGCTAGATCTGCACCAGGCACTGGTGCAGGTGTTTGTCCTGTGACCACGCCCAAGGCAGTTTCCAGTTGTTGTTTGGCGCCTTGTAAATTTTGTACCAGTCCTGACAGTGCGCCAGAAACATCAGTGTTGAATTGTGTGGCTTGGTCAATGCCAACTTGATTGCGAATGCTGTCAACCAAGGCTGGCAATTCTTTGAATTGCATGCTGGTGGTATCTTCAATCATTTTTTGCATTTGATCAACCATGTCTTGAGCTGCCAACACCACTTGTGCTTGTTGCACTTCGGACTCTTTGAGAGTGCGATATGCTCTGCGCAGACGTTGTTCAGTTTGCAGGATCTTGTTGGCCACTGTGCGACCTTCATCAGGTGTGAGTCCCATGCCTCTGGCACCTTTGTTTACTGCTCGTTCTAGATTGGGATCTGCAATGTTTCTCACAGCAATATCTCTAGCCACGGCTGCTCGTTGTGGTGTTTCGGGTCGTGTTTCCCGCACACGAGTGGCCAGGGCCTGTTCCATCATGACCAGTTTCAAATAGCTGGGATCACGCTCGCTTTGATATCGTGCTGTGGTGTCACGATGCTCGCCCAGCAGTCCACGTACCTTGTGCAGCATTGTGTTAGCCTGTGAGCCAGATAGTTTGTCAAAGTTGATGCTTGATCCAAAGTAGCTTTCGAACACACGAGTGATTTGTTTACTGACTTTGGGTGCAGCTAGTTCTTGCAGTTTCATTTTGCGAATCCTTTTAGTTGTAGATATTTAGCCGAATTTACACATTTTTCCAGTTCGGTCTGAACACTGTGATAGCGTTGAATTTTCACTGACAGCTTGGTCATTACAGTTTCAGAAAACTGTGATTTAACACTGCGTTGAGCTTGGCTGCGGCGGCAGTGTATGTCAGCTGCCAAGCTCTGTTGTTTGTTGTCTAGAATCTGTATAGTTCTAGCCAGGTTATATTGTTTGGCATTGTCAGCCACGCACCAACTCATGGCAGTTCGTTTGCTGCTGAATCGGCTCACAAGATCGTCACTGTGATACACTGCAAAGCCGGTTGAGTCTGGTCGTAAATGATAACGCCCAAACGCAACATAGCCACCTTGTTCGTCATCTATTATGAGTTCAGTGTACACACGTTTGAGTTCACGCTCGGCAAAGCGTTCTAATTTTTGTTCTCGGGTCATAGTGTTTGGATGTAATGGGCTGTGAGCCAGCCTACCAGGGCCAACAGTGTGCCTATGATGCCTATACCCCAGGCAATCAACTGGTCGTTGCGCTTTTCGCCCATTTGGCGCACAATGCCATGCACTTCTGTGACCATGTGCTTGACCGCTGAGATTTCATTCTCCACTGTTTCTATCTTGAGTTCCAGCATGCGGTAACGTTCTGCACACAGCTCAACGTGGGCTTCAAGACTTTTCTTTTCAATATCGGTGGTATCAACCATGGTCAGGCTCCAATGGCGTATTTATGGCTGAGAACCAAATGTTCTGATTGGCGCCCCGAGCATGCAAGGTAGCAGCAACCACTTCTGCTTCATCCAAGCCTGTGACCATGGGCACACCTTCACAGTCGCCAACAAGTCCTGCCAACTCATCACTGCCAAAATTGCTGCCAAGCACACCTTCGGCTTCAACTTCAAACGCAAAATGCCACCCGTCAGTGTGTTTTGTGGGTGGCACAACATTCATGGGCTGTGTTCGCAGGCTCATTATTTGCAACAAACTTTCCCAGTTTCGTTGCTGATTTCTAGCACGGTTCCATTGTTCGGCAGTGTCGATCACCAGGCCTGTTTTTGTGGTAAACGGCAAATGCTGTGGTCGGAGATGTCCTGTGATACCAGTGTAGGTACAATCAAAAAGGGTGCGGCACAAGACTTTCATTATGTGCATATTTAATGCCAAAAAGAAACCCTGGATTTTTTACGTCCAGGGTTGACACTAATCTAATTTGGTTTAGATAGCTGCTAAGTTAGTGAATGTTGCACTAGCAGAAACGTTGCCAGTTGGGATACCAGTGGTTGTCAATCCACCTGTAGAGTTGGCTGTTTGAGCAGCAGCAACCAACTGAGCAGTTGTGTAAGCACCGGCTGGGTAGATAGCCAGACTGATAACACCAGCAGCAGGAAGTGCTTGATAGAAAGCAATTGTTGCGCCAGGAACTGTCAAACCAGCACCAGACTGAACTGCTTGCAACACATTGTTCAAGTAACCGTTGACGTTACCAGCATTGGTAAGTGCAGTGTTTGCTGTGAGTGTGAAGAATTGCAGTTGTGGACCAGACAACATCACTGGGCCTTGGGCCGCAACGTTGGCTGTTCCTGCGATACTACCGTTTGCCACGTCCAGTGCAAATACTGGTTGTGTGGTTCCATTTGTTTTTGTAAACTGTGCCATGATAAATTTCCTTTAAAGTTAAGTGGTCTTGTTGGACCTGCTTTTATTTATACAATCGGTAAAAATTACGCCTGTTGCGGATTGTTTTGAGCCGCATTTCTAGCTGTAAAGTCAAATCTATTTACCGCTTTGGCATAGCCTGCAGTGGTGGCCATGACCCAACCTTCGTGCCCAGGATCCTTCAAATCCAGCTGTCGCAAGATGTCTATTTTTAAGTCGTGCAGTAGCATGAACAGAGTGAACGCTGCCGATAGTGCGCCTGCATTGCTGGACGGACTGTTCAAGTATTCCACAATGTTGTTGAATTTTTTAGGTGTGACCTTGGTCTGCAACCAATCCCCAAATCCCCCTAGGAGATTGTCAAAACTGGGATTAGGTTGCTTGATTCTGTAGTTGATGTAGTCCACACACAGTTTTGCTAGATCTGTGATCTGTTGAGCACGTAGTTCTCCAGGGTTGAACAGTGTGGCAATGGCGCGACCATCTGGGCCATTGGCCACAGATTTGATTTGTTTGATCAAGCCAGCGTCGGGCACAATTTCTTTGCCGCCAATGGGTTCAATCAACAACAGGCCAGGAACATCATCAAAACGCACGCCACTGAGTGGTTGACGTGCGTCGCCTACATCTGCATACATGGAGTGCATGGCAATACCTATGTTGCTGGCACCAATGCGCTGGCCCAGAGATGTTTTTGCAGGAATACGATACTGCACAGTGTTGGGTTTGAACACATAGTTGCCAGCTTCCAAGGGTGGTGTGTCCATGTACAACAAGTCACCTTTGACATAACCACGGAAGTTGGCGGGCAAAGCTGCTTCTAATATAGGCCACAGTGAGGCATAAAGTTGAATCAGTTCGTCCCTTGAGCCTGAACGGTTGCGCTGTATGTCAGCCATCATGCGTGGACTTGTGGCCAAGCCATCATAGCCTTTGGCTTCAAATCCTGAACCGTCTGTGAGCACAAATTCACCAGTTTCAGGTTTGCGTCCAAATATCACAGCAGGCTTGCCGTCCCACTTTACCGTGGTGGTCTTGGCTGGAGACTCGGCTGCTGCCTGTACAATTTGCAAGGCTGTGGCCACACCAGGTAGTCCGTTACGGAACACATAGTCTTCCAGGTGTTCAATGCCTTTGGCTTTGCCACCCACCCCTGCTTCCTCTGCTTCGTAAATTTGATAAGGATTGGCTGACTCACGTTCCACCAGGGGTTGCATGCCCTGATTTACGATTCTATCACGCAGTCGTGCCAAGAAGTAAGTGTCAGTGTTTTCTGTCACTGCATCAGGCTGTGGTAAACCTTCTTTGGTCAGATACTCACGAAAGTCTTTGACCTTGACTTCTCGGTCTTTGTCCCGAGCCAAGGCAGCAAAAATGCTTTCTACATTCTTCAAGTTTTCTCGTGTGGCACGTGCGCCCAGCAAGGCCTGGGCCACATAGTCGGGGTCTAATCCACCAGGCACAAGTTGATTGCTGGTGCGGCTGAACATGCCATTGGCGCCCACTTTTAGTCCCAGTTGTTTGGCAATGCTGGACATCAAAATGTTGCGATTGGCTCCTTTGTAGGCTGAACCTTCGCCGCCAGAATAAAAGAATGTGCCCCAGTCCAAGTTGGGGAAAAACATAAAGTCTGTTTGCACATAGCCCAGTTCAGGACGACCTTGTATGGGTGTGCGCAAGTGTACTTCGCCGCCCTTTTTGATCCATTCTGCTGGAGGCAGTTTGTGGCTGGCTATCCATTGCATGAGTTTGGCTGCCAGTTGATCTTTGGAGATTTCATTCACATCCACAGCAAGATCCATGTCTCCCGATGTGGGCGCTTTGCCTGTTGATCCCAGCCAACGATCACGTGGAAATTCTATGCCTGTGACTTGTTCAAGCCAGGCCACAGTGGCTGGCACATCGCTTTGATTGATACGACCTGTGAGTGGTTTGCCGTCTGAGTCTTTGAATACGTTGCCGCCTTCTAATAGTGTGCGTAGGGTTTTCATGG